AGCGCGCTTAATCTCTGCGCCAAGATGGCGTTGCAGCGAGTGGGCGGTTATTTTCACTTGTTTCCTACGGCGAGACAGGCTAGAAAGGCTATGTGGGATGGGATTGATCGTGACGGGTTCCGTTACATGGATCACTTTCCCCCTGGAGTTGCTGTTGGTAAAAATGAAACCGATATGAAGGTGACTTTATGTAACGGTTCCTATTACCAACTGGTTGGTGTTGATATGGGNTTGGATTGGCTGGTTGGCACGAATCCCGTGGGCTTGATCTTTTCAGAATGGGCGATNATGAATCCGCGTGTTTGGGATCTGCTTCGCCCCATCTTGAGGGAGAACGGCGGATGGGCATTGTTTATTTATACACCCCGNGGTCAGAACCATGGTTATAAAACTTATCAGGTTGGCCTTGAGGAAGAAGATTGGTTTTGTTCCCTACTCACTGTTGATGAAACTCGCCGTGCGGATGGAAGTCATATCGTGTCGCCTGATGATATTGAGGCAGAACGCCGCGAGGGCATGGTCGAGGAGATGATTCAGCAGGAGTATTTCTGTTCCTTCGAATCAGCGATTCCAGGCGCGTATTTTTCTGTCGAGATGCGCAGGGCGGAAGATGATGGTAGAATAACGCAGGTGCCGTTCGAGCCAGCGTTGCCAGTAGACACTTGGTGGGACCTTGGCGTGAACGACGCTACTTCGATCTGGTTTACCCAGTCGCATGGTGACGAGGTTCGTTGTATTAATTATTACGAGAATAGCGGTGAGGGTCTTTCTTACTATGCTGGTATGCTGTCAGAATTAAGACATAAACATGGTTATTCTTATGGACATCATACGGCTCCGCATGATATTGAAGTAAGAGAATTTACGACTGGGAAAAGTCGTCGTGCAGCTGCCAGATCGCTTGGTATTAATTTTAGCGTTGGTAAGAAGGTTATGGCAAAAGAAGAATCGATTGATGCGGCTCGCCGATTGCTTCCTAAAGTCTGGTTTGACAGAAAGAAGTGTGAGCAGGGCATAGCCTGTTTACGCAGTTACCATAAGGAATTTGACGATAAGCGTCAGACCTTTCGTGTTCAGCCTGTGCATGANTGGAGTTCCAACGGGGCAGATGCCTTTATGGAACTGGCTAAAAATTACAGGAATTTTAATCAGGACAGTTATCAACCAGTTGCAACATCCACCTATTCAGTTTTTGGAGGTTAATTATGATTTTAGATGAACGAGATGTTTTCAAGCTCTTCACGGACTCGGTGTACGAGTTCGGGGGCGGCTCACCGAGTCCTCCTCCGCCGCCGCCCCCACCTCCTCCAGTCGAGGATGAGGATAAAAAGGCAAGGGAAAAAAGATTAGCTCGTGTTGCGGCTCGTAAGAAAGGTCGNCAATCGTTGATTCATTCTGGNGTNCGTGGTGATACTTCAGCAGCTCCCGTGTTTGGAGCTTCTTTGACTGGATCGACTCCGTCATCTCAAACCTTGGGGTAGACAAGCCATATGATTAGTTCTAAGGCTATAGGCCAATATGTTTGGAAAACTTATGGGGAACCGTTCAAAAAGCAACAACTCAAAAAGCAACAACTTTCTTCTCGCAGAAAGGTGAAGAGTACGAAGAGTGTTGTGAAGAAACATTCAAGGGTCAGAAATTTACCGAAAAGTGCCACTAAACATTCCAAGGGTGCGTCTTTGCTGACTAGGCGGATGCCTGATGCTACTCTTTCATAGGATATAATTATGGGAAATGAAGATGCTGTAAANATGATGTTGAAAAGGCGTGATGCCAAGGTGGAAGAGCGTCAGGAATGGGAGCCGTTCTATTCTTCGATTGCCAGGTATATTCGCCCGAGAAAGAAATCGATTGATTCGTTCAGGACACCAGGGCATTTGAGTAATGACCATTATGACTCTACGGCTCCTGCTGCCAGTAATACTCTTGCGTTGATCATGGCGGATACTCTAACGCCGAAGGCGATTGAGTGGTTCGGGTTTTCTATTCCCGANTCGAGTCCTTTTTCNGNGCTTAATAAGAATGTCAATGTGAAGAATTGGTTGCGTGAGTTGAACGTGGCTGTCTTTGATGGGTTGGCTCANTCTAACTTTTACTCGGTGATAAACGAAATCTATGCTGACTTTAATTCTTTCGCGACTGTTTGCCTTTATCTGGAAGAGTCGAGATTAAAAAAACCGGGATTCAATGGATTTAATTTTAGAGCGTTGCCTATCAGCTCTTATGTTTTTGCGGAGAATGATCATGGATTGGTTGATACTGTTTTCAGGGATTACGACTTTACTGTGCGCCAGTTATTCCAGCGTTTTGATAAGGCGAAGATTCCCGGCAAGTATAAGCGTAAGCTTGAGAAGTCGCCCGACGATGCGGTGAAGATGGTCAGTTGCGTTTGTCCCTCTAGGGACATTCCTAAATCCCTTCAATCTAATATGCCTTTTACTTCTCTTGATATGCTCGAGGAGGACAAGGTGGTTTTGGAAACGATGGCTTATAACGAGTTTCCGTACATGGTGGGTCGATGGGATAAAGCTTCTGGCGAGGATCGAGGTCGTGGTCCTGCGGCTGTGGCGATGGCAGATATATTAAGTTTGAATGAATTAAGAAGACAGGAATTAATTGGATTACAGAAAGCTGTTAACCCACCTATTTTATCTGGTGAAGAAGGATTTGTCGGCACGGTTCAGATGATCCCGAATGCGATTGTTTATTCTCGTAACCCGAGAGAGGTTCGCACGATGCCGTCAGAGCTTCGGTTGAACTTGTCTTCTCTTGTAGCAGATAATTTAATGAGGGGTATAAAAGATATGTATCTGGTGGATCAGTTGAATCTTCCTCGTGGTAAGGCTATGACCGCTGAGGAGGTTATTACTGTCCGTGGTGAGATCGAGCGTTTGCTTGGCCCTACTGTCTCCAGATTCGAGTCCGAGGTTCTAGGTCCGATGCTCGAGCGTTGTGCGGCTATTATGGTTCGCACCAAGGCTATCAGTAATCCTCCCCAAGAACTTGACGGGTTGGATACATTGGATATTGTTTACACAGGCCAGTTGGCTCGCGCTCAGAAACTGGCTCAGGTTCAGGCGATCCAGCGTTGGTCGCAGATGAATATAGAGTTTTCTTCAGCCGATCCTGGTGTGCTTGATGTTCAGAATCTTCAGGAAGCTTCTCGGTTCGCAGCTCCGCTTATGGGCGTTCCGCCCGAGGTTGTAAGAAGCAAGGCAGATACCGAGAAGATGCAGGCTGAGAAAGCGCAAGCGGCTCAGGCTGAAAAAGAAGGTCAGCAGATGCAGGAAGGTATGGATTCTATGAGTAAGACCGCACCGTTATTGAAGGTGCTTGGTGAACAGGGAGGAGGAGTACTAGGTGGCACCCAAAGTCAAATTCCAGCAGGAGTTGCCTGATTCAGAGGCGGCTATTGACGAATCTTTTTACAGAACTTTTGCTGGTCCTTATGGCGAGCAAGTGCTGGACTTATTAAGAACTGTTTACCACGACGTTTCTTCTTTTGATGCCGATACTCACATGACGGCTTACAAGGAGGGACAGCGTTCGATCTTTTTGCAGATCCAGACTAGGATCGATAATTATAATAACCGTGATGTTAGAAAAGGAAAGTAATGGGACCGTTGGCTCAGTTTATTGCTAGGTATGGCGTTATCATGGGTAAGGCGATGTGGGAGGCTTCAAAGAAAGGGATAGCTCTTTTTAAGAAGTCTAAAGAGATACCAAAGATTAAGCTTAAGCCTAAGCCTAAAATGAGTGACGCTGATTATAAGAAAAAGTTTAATGCCCAGAAGGAGGAGGCTCTTTCTAATACGAGGGCTCAGAAGTCTGTCCGAAAATTTAAGGAGGGTAGGGATATTAGTGTTGACCCTCGCTATAAAGAACCTTTAGGCGGTTTGCATACACTGAGACAGGACAAGAATCTTATGAATGCTCCAGCAGCAGCTACGGCTCTTGTTGGTACTGGCGCTTCTTTAGTTCATAAAAACAAATCTAAAAAGAAAGGGACATAGTCATGGTAGCTCCTGTTGTAGCAGCTGGACTTTGGATGGCAATCGGTGTTGCTGGAAGGCGAGCTGCTAAAAAGTATGGGTTTTTGATTGCTCGTAAAAAGTTTCCGCAGTTATTCAAGAAGGTTCCTAAGAAAGACAAGACGCCCGATACTAAGAAAACTACTCCCGAAAAGAAACCTTCTACGGAAAAGAAAAAGCCAGCCCAGACTTTGTCTAACGAACAAGTTGCAAAGTATTTAGATTTGCAAAGGCGTAGACCGAATGCGTTTAAGAAAGTCCCTGACTGGATAAAGGATACAGTTAGAAAGAGATCTGCTCAGGTTAGAGAGCAGCAGGGTATCGCTTACCAGCGTGGGCAGAAACNTAGTAGCGTTCCGAAGAAAGGTCGAAAGGTACAGGGCGGAAACAAAAAAACCCCTGATAGCGCTGCTGATAAGAAGGAACAGTTAAGTCCTCCTCGGTCTAAGCCAAAGTCTACTACGGCAAAGGAAAGAAAGGGCAAGACTAAGAAGGTTACGTCTAAGAAGTCTAAGCCCAAGTTGGAATTGACTGGCGAACAGTATAGTAAGTATAAGCAGATGGCTAAAGATAAGCCTGGGTTGTACGAGAAAGTGCCTAAGGAAATAAGGGATTTTGTTGGGCGTGCAAGTAAGATTCTTGAAAAGGATAAGATTAATTGGGTTGGTTCTAAGAAGAAATCTAAATAATAGGAGGTTTTATGTCAGAAGAAGAAATCACTGAACCCGTAGAAACGGCTAATTCAGATGATGGGTCGGGTAATATGTCTGCTGAAGAGTTGCCAGATAATGTTTTTCAGGAATCGTGGATGGAGAATTTGCCTGAGGAGTTGCAGGATGATAGTAGCCTAGGCAAGTTTAAAGACGTTGCCTCGCTGGCGAAAGGATATAAACACATGGAATCCTTCCGTGGGCAATCGATATCTATACCAGAGGAACAGACGCCAGAATCGATGGGCGATATCTGGGACAAGCTAGGTCGTCCTGAGGGAGCTGATAAGTATGAGTATACGCCTCCTGACAAAATACCTGAGGGTGAGTATAATTTTGAGAACCAGAATGAGTTTTTAAGTCAGGCTTACGATCATGGGTTTACTAATGATCAGGCGAAGTTTGTTCTTGATTTTTATAACAACATGGCTTTTGAATCTATAAACGATATTAAGAATTTTCAAGCCAAGGCGTCTGCCGATAATACGACTGAGCTTCAGAATGACTGGGGTCGGGCTTATGACGAAAACCTTTCTACAGCTGTCAGGGCTTTTAATCAGTTTGCTACTGACAAGGATCGTGAATATCTTGCTACGAATGGTCTTGATTCGAGTCCTACCTTGATACGAATGTTTCATCAGATTGGGACTCAAATGGGTGAAGGTAGTTTTACTGGTCAGGTTAATTCCGACAGGTTTCTCAGTCCTGCTGTTGCCCAGACAGAGATCGATGCGATCCGCAGTGATCCGAGTCATTCTTTACATGAAGCTTATAATTCGGCTGAGCATCGTGATCATCAGAAAGCTATTGCCGAAGTAGAGAAGTTATATGAGCTTGTTTATCAGGAGGAATAATGGGAGACGGCAAACCGATTACGTGTCGTCAATGCACTCATTATGTCGATGATGGTTGCGAGGCATATAAAACTGTTGTATACAATCCTGATTTAGTGTATATGTTGTGTCCAGCCTCAGATAGAATTCAGTCTCCTCCTGAGGTTGGCTCTCCTTCGTTTGTGGTAGGTCTTGGAGAGAAGGTTGCTGCTAAGGCACGACCTTCTCCTAAGACTTCAAAGCGGAAGGGAAAACGAAAAAAGAAACCCGTATCTGTCGGATAATTTCTTTTTTATAGACTGACCCGATAACCCTTCTAGGGCCGGAACCTTTTTTGAGGCTTAGCCTCGGAAGAGCCCGAACGATCGGCTAACTCTTCTAATTTAATAATCTAGCTATAAGGAGTTAGCTGATGTCCACTCAAATCACCAAAGCGTTTGAGCAAGACTGGGCGGATACGTTCATCCATCTTTCTCAACAGAAAAACTCCAAGCTTGCCAATGCGGTACGCATGGAAAGCGTAAATGACGCTAAGGCCTTTCATTTCGATAGGTTAGATAGTGTAATTATGCAAAAAGCTGTGAGTCGTCACGAAGATACTCCATTAACAGAGGTCCCTTACAGTCGAAGGCGTGTTACCTTTAACACCTTTAGAGCTGCTGATCTTATTGATAATCCTGACCGAGTCAAGATGTCTAAAGATCCTACCAGCCCGACTATGAAGACTTTGTTGATGGCTCTTAACCGTCAAAAGGATGACGAAATTATTGCTGCTGCTTCAGGCAATGCTTATTCAGTAAGCGATAGCGATGTTGCTTCATCTGTAAGTTTGCCGAGTGCGCAACAAGTGGCTCATGGTTCAGCCGATTTAACAATCGCTAAGATCATTTCGGCTAAGAAAAAACTGCTTGATTCTGATGTTGATCCAGATGCAGAGCCTCTGTATTTTGCTATTGGGCCAGCGCAGTTAGAAGCTTTACTTGGTACTACTCAAGTAACGAGTTCAGATTATAATTCTGTGAAAGCTCTCGTAAATGGAGAAATAAATACNTTTATGGGNTTTCACTTTATTNTTTCTACTCGNCTTGCTGTTGCTTCTAGTATCCGTAAGTGTCTTGCTTGGGCTAAATCTGGTATTGGTCTTGCCATGAATGGTAATGCTAAATCCCGTATTACGGAACGTTCTGACAAGAATTACTCTACTCAGGTTTTCATCGAAGCTTCAATGGGTGCTACCCGTATCGAAGACGAGAAGGTAGTCGAAGTCTCTTGTGATGAATCTGCGTAATTAATCTTATAAATAAGGAGTAATTCAAATGGCTACAGCAAAAGGAATCGAGATTACAAAGCTCGATGCTACTCCGCGCGGCCTCATGGAAGCAGGAAGTGGCACGGGTAAATTGCGTGTTTTTATGGACACGATTGCTGCTGAAACTACCGACATTGATGATGATGATGTCATCATGCTGGCGGAAGTCCCATCTAATTCAAAAATTATCAGCATTAAGCTTTATAATGATGACTTGGATGGTGGCAGTGGTTTAGTAACCGACATTGGTCTTTACAATGGCGGCACTAAGTTTACTGATACTGATGGCAGTGCAACTGCATATGCTGCGGA